CGGCCAGCTTCTCCAGCGGCCGCTTCGCGCGATTGCGTCCAGCCTCTAGCGCATCGGCGACGTTTGTCGGCCGATTCAGTTCCTCGCGCTTGAGCGCTTCCGATTTCGCACGCGCCCAGCTGGCGCCAGCGTCACCGCCCCAGAGCGCCCACGCGATCCGGCCGGCGGAAGGATAGCCGTCTTCGCCTGGGGAAAAGCCAGTGCCCTGCTTGTCCACCTCGTGCCGCGCGAAATAGGAGACCATCCGGCGGACCGTGTCGGGCGAGAGGCTGGCCTTGTTCGAGATGTCGCGCGCGCGAGCGACGCCGACTGCCGTGCCGCCACGGTTGAACTTGTCGCGCCACTCGAGGCCGCGCTTGGCCTCGGCTGCCATCGCATCGGTCGGCGTCAGGTCCACCGAGGCGAAGCGCGCAAGCTCGGCCGGCGTCGGAGGCTGGTCCGGCGTTTCGTCCTCGGGCGCGGCAGTCGATTCCGCCTGCGCCTCCGCAGCAGCACTCGCGACGTTGTCGCCCGTAGCGGCGGCAGCGGCTGGCGTGCTCGGGAGCGAGTTGGTCACGAGGCGAATCGCCGTCTCGGGGATCTCGTAGCGCTCGGAGAGCTCCTTGACGTAGCTCGCCTCCGCAGCGATCTGCTCCAGTCGCGTAAAGGCATCGGTGCCCTGCTCGGCCGCAATCTCTTGGAGAGACTTCGCGCCTTGGCGGTTCTCGTTCATATTAGCCGCGGACTCGCGACCGACGTCGATGGTGAGCTTAGGCGGGAAGCGCCACTCGCCGCGGGTCGCGCGCTTCAGCGCCTGCACCGGAGTCTCTCCATCGCGAGCAGGAGGCGCCGGGATCTCGCCGCGGGCGATGGCGTCGAGGATGACCGCGTTCTTGATCGGATCTAGCACCTTGTCGACGAGCACGCCCTGATGCCGCGCGAACACGCGGTCGGCCGCGGCAAACTCCGCGCGGACGCTCGGGCCGGCGTAGTCCTGCGTGCCGAAGAGGACGCCCTTCGGGATGCCGACGGCGATCGAGAGCTCGTGCATCAGATGCGCGATGAAGCCCGTGAACGCCGTGCTCGGCCGCGCCGGCATCGTCTCGACGCGGTCAGCTTGGCCGAGGTACTTGATCATCCCGACCTCGGAAAGCTCGTTCTTCTGCTGCTGGCCGCTCGGAAGCGTCGCGCTCGGGGTCGGAGTAAAGAGGTTGCGCGCGTTGGCCGTTCCGCGGTCCGTGAAGACGAGCGCCGCCTGCTGCGAAGCGAAGCGCACGCCGGCCTTCTCGGCTTGGAGGATCTCGTGCAGCATCCGCGCCGTCTGGATCGCCGCGTGAAAGTCGGTGACGCCGCGGTACTGATCGACGCGGAACGGGTCAAAGTAGTGGCAGAAGTTCCCAGCCGGCACGTCCTCCGCGCCGAAGTAAACGCCCTCGCGCGTCACGCGGTAAATGCGGTACGCGACCGGCACGCCAAACTCGTTCGTTATGACGCCCTCGAAGTAGTTCTCCGAGTCGAGGCCCATCTCGTTTGGATTGCCGATGCGGGTCGCCGGCACCAGCTGGAGCTTGAGCTCATCGCCCACGCGGCGGATGACGAAGCCGCAGTCGCCGTCGACCGGCCGGTTTTCCGCGGCAAGCTGGACGAGCTTGCGGAAGCTATTGCGGCCCGTCGCGTCGGCCTGCTTGCACCAACTATGGAACCACTCGTTGACCGTCGCGTTGTAGTCGCGGTCTCCAGTCGTTGCCGAGTATTCGGTCGGCGTCAGGTAATTGCCGAACTTGCGCGAGACCTCCTTCACCTCGGGACAATTCTCGACCAAGTTCCGCGCTTCCCACATCATCACCACGCGCTCGCGCACCGTCTGCGAGGACTCGCTCGGCTGGCCGTACTGCATCGGCGCGTAAAGCCGGTTCGTCTGCGCGGCGTTGTAGGAAAACAGCGCGGTCTCGACGCGAGCCTGGAGCCGGCGCAGCGCGGCCTGCGGAGCGATGGTCTCGAGCGCCCGCTCGAACCACGGCCGATTGCGGATGACTGCGGTCGCGTCGAAGGTCTGCATAATCAATTCCCGGTGAAGCTGACAAACGTCGTGTCGGTCGTGTCGCCGTTCTGGTACTCGATGGCGGCGGTGATGTCGCCTAGCATCTTGTTGAGCGTGTTAAGATCGGCGCGCGTGACGGACTTGCCGTTGAGCGAATAGCTCGTGTTGAGCAGGCAAGCCTGGATTGCGTCCAAGACCTTGGACTTGAGCGTTGTCAGCGTCGCAACGTCAATGTCGAGGAAGGGATTGTCAGCCGCCATAAAAGAGCGGCCGCCGTCAAAAGGTTTTTTGACGCGGCGCGCTGGCTTCGATTTGACGACAAAAAAGCCGCCCCACTATGGGAGCGGCTTGGTTTGCTTCGGCGGTCGCCCGCCTCGTCGGCCATTGCGCCTCGCGGCGGCGGCCTTCGCCTCTGATCGGATCCGCCCGCCTAGGCGGCCTAGCGCGACCGCGGCGGGGTTCTTGGCTGCGTCTGGCATAAGCTCAGGACCGCTCGAAGCGGCCGGTTTTAGGGCAACGGACGGCGAGGAACACCGCGCCGCGGACGCCGGTCGCGACGTAGTAGCGCGGCTCCCAGCCTCGGCCGGCAAGATCAGCGGCGACGAGCGGGCCGACTTCGAGGGCTTCGACGGTGTAAGTGCGGGAATCGATGGTGGTCTTCATTGGTCGTTGTTGATTACGTGCAGAGAGAAACCTAAGCGGTGGGGATAGTCAAGCGTCTTTCGGAAAAAAGTTGGGGCGGGTGGTGAGCCCGCCCCGGTGGGCTTACTTCGATCCGATGTCCCAGGGGAAGCAGCCGAGCTCGGCCGCCTTGCGGTTCAGCAGCCAAAGCGGAATGGCAAATTGGTCTTCGGCATTCACGTAGAAGTCGTCCTTGATGAAGGTCAGCTGCGACTTCGGAAACCAAGCGATCCGGTTGCTGCCGAGCACCGAAAAACCAACTGCCTTTTCGGTCTGGCGGATCGGGGTCGCGGGGTGGCTTTCATCGCGGCCGGTTTTGTTGAACTCAGTCATCGTCGTGTTTTTCATTACGTGACCAGAGAAACCCAAGCGCTCGGGAAAGTCCAGAACTCTTTTGAGGAAAAGCGCTGCCCCAATTCCACGCTAGGTCTTCGCCGGCACGAAGCGGATGATGCCCGCAATCGTAGCCATACAGAGGAGCATCGCCGAGGTATCGAGGCCGTGGTTGGGCGCGTTGCTCCTCACCTCCCTCCATTCCCACACGCCGGTCCGCACCTCGACCTTCGCCTCGCCCTTGAGGTGCTCAAGGTAAAGCGGGTTAACGTCGGACGGCAGTTCCCAGCGCAGATCGCCCTTGCCCTCCAGCGCGGTCGCCAGCGTGTCCTTGAAGTAGTCGCCCGACCAGTTGTAGAAGTAGACGTCGCCCCCGCGGTAGTCGCTCACCTGCGGGTCGCTGAACGGGAAGTTGACCATCGTCCCGGTCGCCTCATCGCGCATCGTCCACGTTCGCCGGCCGTAGCCGCGCATCGAGCGCCAGCCGAACTCCGCGCAGTCGCGGTCCACGTCCGCCGGCCGGTAGCCGCGGTCCTGCGCGACGCACGCCGACGAGACCTTGAACCGCTCTTGGAACGCCCGCAGCTGGTCGCGCGTGTCGATGCGGCCGAACCATAGCTGCCGGTAGCGCGGACCCTGCGCCGTGGAGAACGCGCCGACCTCGCACCAAAAGTGATCCTGCTGGCGGTCAATCGCGAGGAAGCGGATCGCTTCGTCGGGGATCGACTCGCCCTGGGCGTAGTCGGCTAGCTTGTAGCCGCTGTCCTTCAGCAGCACGTTCACCGCCTTCTTCTCGACGATCCACGGCAGCGCCTGCCGCTTTGTCCGAAACTCAATCTTCGCCTGCTCGTCGCCAGTCCGCACCAGCTGGTTTTCGGCCTGGAGGAACTCCTCGACTAAGAGCCGCATCGGCCGGGTGACGATTGCCTCGAGGCGGAACGAGCGCACCTCCCGAGGCGCCGCAGGATTCATTGGCACGAAGCGCCCAGTCTTCGCCCAGCCGGCGCGGGTCGCGTCGCTGTCCGCGGACTCGTGGCCGCAGGCGATGCAGCGGAAACGGCAGGTCTCCACCGCGCGCCCCACGTCCCACGTCTCGTCATCGCGGCGCGCCGCTCGGTCCCAGATCACGCCGCCGCGCTGCTCCTTGCTTAGAACCTCGAAGGCAACTGGAAGCACCTTGCGGCAGCCTGGGCACTCAGCGTGCCACTCGCCCTGATCGCCCGAGCGGTAGCTCGTGTCCTCGACGTTGCCGGTCTCCGCGTCCATCACCGGCGCTTGGCTCGCGTTGTAGATCTTCGAGCGCCCGACCTCCTCAAACTTGCTGACGCGCGCCACCGCGTGCCCGTAGATCTCCTGCCAGCGCGGAAGCCAGAGCTCGTCGTTGATCTTGTAGCGGATCGATTGGCTCTGCTGGGTCGAAAGGTTCGCCGCGTTCAGCGTGACGAAGAAGCCGCCAAAGAAAATCTCCGTCGTCGTCCGATGCGGCCCCGGCTTCGGCAGAAGCGCAGCGACTGGCCGGCATCGCTCAAGAAGCGGCCACAGGCGCGTCTTCGCGTGCTTCTCTACCATCTCGTCAGTCTGCATCGTCCAGCTAATCGGGCCGGGATCGTTCGCGATGATCCACGGCAGCCAGACGTCGGCCACCAGCGTGCCGCCGATCTGCACGGCCTTGCGAAAGTGAACGCGCCGAACCAGCGGATTTTGCAGCGCGTCGAAGATCGGCACGAGCCACGGGGACAAGCGCACGTTGAACGGCCCCGGCGTCGCGTAGGATTCCGGCAGCTGCACGTGCCGCCGCGCCCAGTCGTAGATCGGCGAGCGATCCGGCCGCGGGAGGCGAAAGCCGGCGAGGAGTTGCTCGGCGCTCATTCCTCGGTCGCGCTCTTCCGAATCGCCTCCGTCTCGAACCGCGCAAGGTTGCCCGCGATCACCTCGCGGATCTCGTCCAGGATAAGCCCGCCTTCGACGTTCGCCTCCGCGGCTGACTTGCCGGCGACGCGCGGGCCGAGCTCGACCTCGAGCTTGAGCCGCAGGAGCAAGTCGAGCTTTTGGCTAAGTAGCTGAAGCATATCCTGCACGACCTCGCGCTCGACCACGTTCCCGCGTTCGCGCCCCAGCTTCAGATCGCGAAGCTCGATGTCGCGGCGCATCAGCTCGGCCTTCAGCGCGCCTAGGCTCCCGTCCTTGATCC